GTCCGGGCCGCTGAAGCATCAGCGTCATCAATAAGACTACGACCGAATGACGTAAGAGACGTGACTGCGTACGTGTCGCTAGCAGTAGTATAGACTGCTTGATCGGCAGAGGTAGTGAGGCCAGCAATTGAGGCAAGACCTGCATCGTAAGCTTGTACATCTGTTCCAATGGTTAGTCCGAGCGAAGTACGGGCTGTAGCCCCTGATTCTGCGACGAAGTTAGTACCATCCCCGACGATGAAGTTACCATCTGTCGGCGTGAGGCCAGCCACATCCTGTAGTTGGGCATCAAGACGGGCATTTGCAACGGTCCCCGTGAGCTGTGATGCATCAATACTCTTGTTGGTTAGGGTCTGGGTACCTGTTAGGGTTGCAACCGTCGAATCAATGGCGAGTGTTACTGTGTTACCCGTCGCACTCGAATCGAGACCCGTACCGCCAGCTACGGTGAGTGTCTCACTATCCAAGTCGATAGCAATCGTGCCGCTATCCGTTGTAATATCGAGATCTTCTGCCGTGAGGGCTGTATCTACGTAATCTTTAACGGCGGCTGATGTAGGCAACGTCGTGTCGTTGTCGTTAGCAGAGATCCCCTCCGCTTGCGTCACAACCGCAGACGCCTTGAAATTATCTACCTCAACATTCGATAGGGTGTTGTTGTCCGCATCGATGGTCTTGTTGGTGAGTGTATCAGTCGTCGCTCTACCAACTATTGTATCCGTAGAAGTTGGTAACGTCAAGGTTCCCGTGTTGGAGATCGTTGAAATTACGGGAGTTGTGAGGGTCTTGTTAGTGAGGGTTTGAGTACCAGTGAGGGTTGCGACGGTAGAGTCGATGGCGAGAGTTACGGTGGTGCCTGTAGCGGACGAGTCAATGCCCGTACCCCCTGCAACCGTGAGGGTCTCACTGTCGAGATCAATGTCGATGGTGCCAGAGTCTGTAGTGAGGTCGAGGTCTTGGGCCGTAACCTGTGCGTCTACGTAGGCTTTAATGGACTGTTGGGTAGCTAGGGCTGTGTCACTGTCTGAAGACATCGTATCTTCATCGAGGATATCGGTAACAGTAGTTGTCGGCATCGCGAGGCTATCAACGTAGGCAACCCCATCGATGTACAAGTCCTTGAACTCGGCTCCGGAAGCACCGAGGTCCACGTCGTCATCTGTAACAGGAACTACTGCCCCATCTTGGATTCGGACCTGCTCAACGGCAGATGAGGCAACATCCACGAACACACCAACACGGTTATTGCCAGTATCTACAACGATTTTATTGAGGGGGGTTGTAATCCCTGCATCCCCGATGAGGCCAATAACGGGGCCTTCTGCGGATGTGCCATCGTGGGCGTGACCCGTTGAGTTGTTGAACGCGGCTAGGAGCTGGTCAAACTCGTCGTTTGAATCCGCCGCATTGATTACGTCACCATCTGTGTAGGTGCTCTGACGGGTATACCCTGCCATTACCTTCTTCCTCCCGGAGTGAATTCGAGTTGGTACCCTTTGAGTGAAATCGGGGCCGCCCCATTATTATCGTCTAAACGTACCGCAACAGTAAAACCAGATCCCTCGACTGTCTGTCTAACGAGGGGTGCCCCAGATGAACCGTATACCGCAGTCCCATACAAGGATGCTGTGTTACCGTAGATTGCTACGGCCGCACCCGTTGTGAGAGCATACGGGTCAGGTTGTGGAACTTCGGATGAGTTAAAATCGTAGCGGATGCGGAATGTTGAGTTTACTGAAGACTCGTTGTCGTAGTTCCAAATAATCCGTTGCATCTGTTTTAAGATACCCGGATCTCCCATCGTTAAGTCAGGAGAGCGGTAGATTGCGTTGATGTTTGTCCCATCAAATGTGTTGCCGGAATCTTGGAGATAAACATACCCGTCGTACCCGCCGTGAACAACCGTCTCAGTTTCGGAAATAAATCCAGAGGCACAACAGGACGGCTTAATCCCACGGATATCCGAGTATTCCCAGCCAATTTGCCCTTGGGGGTTTGACTTGATAACTCCGATGATTCCCGGTGAGCTAGCCGCAGTCTGTAAATCCTGTGGGAAAAACAGACGGTACTGGGACTTCTTACGGATAACGAGGGATGAGATTCTCTCGAGGGATGCGTCGTCGAGGCGCGGTTGGATCTGCTTCGAGATCGTGCCGAGTTCGATATCATCATTACGCTCTGTACCGGCAACCGTACGCAAGCCGTCTGGTGCGAGGTAGACGAGGTCGCCGCCAATTTCCTGTACGCTAAAGCCACTACGGCACCCGATGTTTCTAGTGACAGGGGCGAGCTGGAAATCTGAGACACTGCTACCCGCAAGTTGATAGATCTGGTCCTCACAGAATATGAAAAGTCTTTCCCGGAAAACTTTGAGTTTAACAACCGGGCTTTCTGTGCGGAAAGAACCCCCACCAGATGCTGGGGTAAAGTCCGTTGGAGCAAAGGGAGCACTAAAGAACACTTCAGATGGGTTGCTCGAGGCTCCAGATAAAAAGAGGTGGGACTTAAAGACTGCACAGTTTGTTGGGTCAGACGGTGCAGGGGATGCACTGATGTCTGTGACACTACTGTTATCGTAGATGGAAGCGTTGTTTTGTCCATCACACCAAACAACTTTCTCTGTGCCGTCAAAATTAAACGTCACAAAGTCGTAGCGTCCAGCACTCGTACGTCCCGAATCAATCTCAGTCCACGAGCCCGTATTCGTTCCCTTAAATACTTTCTCACCCCGAGCCGCAATAACTTGGTCTTTGTAGATTTCGACACCGAGGACGACTTCGGTGGAGGCTGTTGTTTGCGGAACAATGTTCGAGTTGTACTTCGTAAACCCGTTGATGCGACGGTAACCACCCGCGATGTCAGGCTCGAAGTTCTGGAGTTGGAGAGCCGCACCCTCAGGAATCGAGAAAGCATCCTTGTCGAGAATGAGACCGCCGCCTAGACGTACGATGTAGGGACTAATCAGGGAAGTATCCGGCATCCCTTAGACCGCTCGCATGTAGTCTTTGCGGTTGATGAGTTCAACACGCATACGGGTAACTCCTTCTCGGTAGTCTCTATCTGTAAGCTGGGCACTCTGGAGATCTGAGCGAAGCATGTAAGCGTAGTACTTCGCACGATTAACAATGATGTCGTGAAAACGCTCCGGAACAACAGGAACATCGGTGTTTGTCACCATATCACTGTGGGTAGACCAATACTGGTACGACACTGTGTAGGCCCCATTAGGTTCTGGGTATAGACCGAGCTTTAATTCCTGTGTTATATAAAACGCGGATGGTTCTGCGAGATGGTTATCATTCGGATCGCTGTTGAGAGACAAGTAATCACGGATGTACTCATCGTAGGCGAGGTACTCGAGGGGTAGGAGGGATTTCGATCCCCCTAAGTCGATGTACACAGTATCCTGATCGACTGTCTTCAAGTCAGCGGCGAGAGAATACTCTCCGGTACCCGAGACTGTTGTTACGGTCGAACTCGAATACGTGAAAGGCCACTCGAGTTCTGAGTTGATGATGTCTTTTTGGCTCTTGTTGATAAAGTCCTTTACTGCACTCTGAATGCCCCGTGTAGACGAGACGTTTGTAATCTCAACTTCGTTAAGTTCTTTTAATACTGCATTGCAAAGTTGCAAGTAGTTCATCGGTTATACCCACTCACCAGTAGCCATTGCTTGACAAAGACGCTCGGCCCTACGACCTACCTGTTTTGCCCAACGGGAATCCATAGCTTGATTAGACGCCTCTTCCCAATCTTCTTCCTCAATTGCGGCCCACATGTTTTGGAACTTGAGGAGAGTCGGGATACCTAGATTGAAACCCATGTCAACAAGGACGCGCTGACGAACAGCATCAAGTCCAGCAACCACGGGTTTTTTTTCAAGAAGTTCATCTTCTACAATTTTGATGTCATTCTTTAGGAGGTACCGTGCTTCTTCTTCCGTGATACCACGGTCCTCGATGTTGCGACCAACTCCGATGGTCAACTTCTCTGCTGTGCAACGGTAGGGTTTAAGTTCGAGTCCCTCGTGATCGATAAGTTGGTCTTCGAGAGATACGATGTCGTACTTCATTGTCATGTTCAGCAGTTCCACTTCTTACGGGACCAATAGTTGGCTGAAAACTTATCGTCCGTTCCTTTAATCCCCGAAGAACGAGCACAGTATGATTTCTTACGGTCTGGCTGGTCTTTTTTGATACTCATTTTAGGATCGCCAAACCTTACCAATTTAACCTTATCACCTTTCTTCGCGAGTACCGCAAACTTTTTAGGCCCTTTGGGAGTACGGATTGGTTTGTTGTATCCGGGGAATGTCATCCCTCTGTATTCAACCGCCACGTGCTTTACTCCATCTTGCTGTGTAACCACCCTCAGCGGCACGATACCGTGCTGTCTTTTCCGCAATCTTCTTGGGTTGGGCTACGAATTGTTTCCCTTCTTTCTTTCCTTCCCGCTTTGCTCGACTTGTTGCGGCGTATTCTTGGGGGCTGAGGGATTCTCGGGCACTCTTGGGAAGGTACCGCTCCCCCGTCGCTTTCGGACCTTGTGTCGACGGCTTGCCACTCTTAGTTCCCCAATCTTCTTTAGTCCAGTTTTTTAGAGACTGCTGTGGAGCTTTCACGATGTGTACCCACCACCAGCATCTTTGTACTGCTTCGCTACCATCTGGGCTTTGCGGGCTGACCACTGTCCGGGTGCTCCGCCTTTCCCTCCGGCTTTGACTCGTTGGTAGATTCGCTTACGCATCTCTGGCTTGGTGTAGTTTCCTGCTTCATTGACACGGCTCTCTCCACCAGACGCCATACGAGCTCTTGCCCACCGTTCTGTGTAACCACCCATCGCCTTTTGATCACGGGATTTACCTGCCTTGGATAGAGCAATAGCAACAGCCTGCTTTTGGGGTTTGCCTGCGGCCATCTCTGTTTTAATATTTTCGGAAATTACTTTTTGAGAGCTACCTTTTTTGAGTGGCATTTTATCCCCCGACTGGATTGAAGAATTCCTCGACGGTACAGAATGCATCGGTATCCGGAACTCCGGAACCTGCTGTACTTGTTGTTTCAATTGTTATGTAGTCCCCTGCTTCAAGGACAATAAATGAACCATCAAACTTGATAAACTCACCCTCAGTTAAGTTTTTACCCCCAATAATAAAAAAGCTAGTGGCTACAGATGCTCTGTACCATTGTACGTTAATGTCACTGGCATTGCTTGAAGCGTTAGTAATGAACAACAGACTCATGTGCGACTTTGAATTAGCAGGACATGTATACAAAGTTACAGGTACATCATCTGTGCTTATAGCAACAATCTCAGATTTGGTACGGCTAAACTTAGCGATTGTCATGTATGGGTTTACCCCCGGCGGGTGTTGGTCGGATTCTATATTATGAAATTCTTTATGTCAACACCACTGATGCATTTTTGTGATGTTCACGTAAAGAAGGGGCCCGAAGGCCCCGACTCATACTTAGGCAAATGCCGCCGCTGTTGGGGCTGTGCCAGCAGGTACTAAGACCGCAAAGACACGAACCTTACCGCCAAAGTCAGCAGTATCAGCAGACAAGTCGATAGTGTCGGCAGAAGCGTACAACCAAGAAGCTGTACCGATTTCTACTGCACCAGCAGTGTTGCCGTCGACATCAGTAACGTACCGATCAACAGTAGTGTCACCTAAGTCGAGAACTGATGTAGCACCACCAGCAGTCAACACTTCGATGCCCGCACAAACAACCAATGTGTTTGCAGGGACTTCGATTGCCTGAACAACGTCAGTACCAGCAACCAAAGCAGTTGTCGAGAAATCGAGAACCACTTGGGCGAGGTATGAGTTAGAACCAGCGGGGATAGCAGACGCCGCATTTGTAACTGTATAAGTTGCCATTATTCAAAGTCTCCCTTAGTCAGTCTTAACGACGCCTTGTACGAGGGCTTCTGGACGCAAGACCTTACGGCCGAATACGTGAAGACCACGAACAATGTCGCTGAATGTTTCTGTTGAACGCACAACTTCTGTCTTCGCGATGTGTGAAGCAGTCGCTGTAGAAGACATGTGACCAGCAATAACAACGAAGTCATTAGTGGTGTCTTGTCCAGCAATTGTTACAACATCTGTTCCAGAGTTGTTCAGTGCAGTTGTCTTGTAGCACTGCATACCCGCAATGTTACCCTGCATAACGAGACCGTTACGAAGAGGTGAAGTTGCGTCGCCAGTGACCTGTACTTCTGCGAACTTAGATCCTGCTTTGAACAGGTTTTCCCAGAAGACGGGAGGAGCTACGAAGAAACGGTTTTCTTCAGGAATAGACTGATCGTCGAGTGAACGTGCCATTGCCAACATCAAGTTAACAGCAACGTCTTCGTTACCAGTACCTGTGATGTCAAGTGGAGCACCGGCAGTACCAAAAGTAGTACCTGTGTTACCCGCACCGTCAGCCATTGCTTGAAGGACGTTTGCATCGTACTTACGCTTCAGAGAGAAGGCACCTGAAGAAGTAGCCAACGCCTCAAAATTGACGTGTGACTGACGCTCTTCGATGTCGTCGATCTTGAACGCGAAAGCATTCGCTTGGTCAACAACCATTGTGATCTGGTCGTCAGCGAGGTCTTGTGGGTTTACCACAG